TGTTGGTTCGTCTGTTGGTTCGTCTGTTGGTTCGTCTGTTGGTTCGTCTGTTGGTTCGTCTGTTGGTTCGTCTTCACTAACATTACTATTATCAGCGCCCCAAATTGAATTATATTGAACTTCAATATTCAAATTAAACATTTTATTGATTTTGTCCGCTGCTAATTGTCTATTTTTTAGCATATTGTCAGTTAGAGGATAACTAGCATTTTTATTTACTTCAATTTCGTTAGTTGTTAAGCGTTCACGTTTCATATTATTGTTAGTTGCTAAACCAATTGTATTGTTAAGTTGTGCGATAATAAACTGTTGATACCCGTATAAGTCAGCAAAGGTTGAATTTTGCTTTCCGCTAGTTGGTGTTACACTCAACGCTTTAAATAGCTTTTGTTCACCAATTACACCAAGAGAACCGTCAATAATTTTGTTTAAATAATCTTTTGCGGATTGTGTTGTTTGATCGTCACTTGATGAAATAGTGAAAGGCATTCTTAAATTATAATCAGTCATCAACATAGTTATCTCATTTTCAATCAAACGTTGTCCATAATACTCGTATGTTTTAATCAAACATTGTTTCATATCATCATTTTTAATAATTACACAATCTTTGTCTATGGTGTATGTACTGTTATTCTTTAAAGCGGGGTTATTCACAATTACTTGTGTCGGTTGATTGTAAACATCTTGCCCACTAAAACCACCTTGAAAAGCATAAACATCATCTTTAAATTTAGCAATAACAGCATATCCATTAATCTGTAACATTTTTTCTAATTCTATTGCTGGCAAAGTGTCTGGTAAATTAGACCATTCAAACATTGTTAAGGTCTTATTTAGTTGGTCATCTTTGAACTGTTTTAGTAGTCCGTGCTTGTCGGTTAAATTAATCATTTTTAGTATCACTCTTTTCGCTTTTAGTATCGGTATTGTCCTGTTCTAATAAAACATCTTGGTGTAACTTTTCAACTAAACGGGTTAAAACTAACGTATTATTGTCTATCTTTTCTTGTAACTGTTGTGTTAGTTTTTGGTAATTAGCTGATAGCGTTGTGTTCTGATAATACAAAGCCACCGCAACTACAATTGGAAACCCTACCGCTGAAATAAGTTGCGTTAAACCGTGCGTTAAAAATTCTTCCATTATCCTATAACCCCTGTCTGCATATTTTTAGATAGTTGTTAATACTATCGCCAACATCATTATTTTGATAATAAACTCGATCAGTCATATAAAACCATTTAAGGTTCTTTTGTATCTCCGTGATCGGCTTCATTATATTCCTATTATAGTTCATTTTCGGAATATAGTCAGTAGTGTATATCAAGTCGTTATCTTCATCTTGAATCGGGGTTGTCTTCAAGTGAATAAAAGTGAAGTAATAGGGTTTTTTATCAACCACTTCACATTGGAAAGTTTGGTCGTTAAATTCAATAAAATAAATAAATTTAATGTTATGCGGTTTATACTTCACTGGTAAATGCGGATAAATATTTAACTCCCACGCCCCGCCCGTTATCATTGCCAATTTAGGGTTATTGAAAGCAAAGTAAAAATTATTCTTCTTTTGTTTATTAGTTGACGTGGTATACTCTACCGCAACTTTTAGTTTACTATCCCCATAATTATAAACATCAATTGACCCGGGTTTCATTTCTTTAATATGCTTTAACCCCATTTCCTGAAAATACGGGGAAAACTTATTAACGGTGTTACCCAGCATATAAATTCTAACATCAGTTCGCAAACGTACTATCGTGGAAACGGTATTCATAAATAACACAAACTCATCTGGTAAATATAACCCCTTGGTTAGAAATTCATCAAACATGATTAATCCCACGTTAGGAAATGAATTAGACTTGTTGTGTTCATTATCAGATAGAGCAAAGGTGTAACCTATCATATCAGTGTCTGAATAGACTGCTTTGCCTTTGTCGTCATACGTGCATAAATAGAAACGTCCCGCATAGTAATAGACCCCTGTATATTTACCATTAAACATCTTTGCAATTTCCCCACTGCTTTCTAAGGCACTAAAAATTGCTTGTGACCGTCTACCCTGAATATCAATTTGCCACCGTCTTACATATGCGAACTGCTTGCCCTCATTCTTAAATAAGTTTAATGCTTCTTTTAATACAGCGTAGGTTTTACCATTTGACCGTTCGCCAAAAATCACGTTATAAGTTGCGTTTTTCTTTTTAATATTATTCAAACTATAAAATTTGTATTTTGTTGTCATTTTTGCACGTCCTTTAATAATAATTCACCATGAAGCAACGCCAATAAGAATTGGTTATACATTTTAGAAATTGATAGGGTAAATTCAGTTGGTGCTAAATGGATACCTGATAAGGGGTTAACTTCCACTTGATTGCCGTCAATATCAGTCACCAACGCCCGCACGGGTTCATCAATGTAAGTATGCGTTAACTTGCCGGTGTACTCTGCGGGTACAGACATTTCATCATTAAATAATCGGAATGCTTTATCAATATTATTATTACTTTCCTTTAGTAAGTAGTCAATACCCTTATTTTTTGAAAGCCCAGCACATGTTAACATCAATTTATCGTTTTGAAAAACTAGATATCGCTTGGCACCTAATGTTTTGAACTTATCATAAACACCCTCACTATCCCAGTAACCAATTGGTTTTTGCTTTCCCTTAATCGTAAATGGTGCAAAATCGTTCACATCTAAATCATACTTAGCACATACGTTTTCAATCTTGCTTTTAACTGCTTGATTATATCGTTTGATATATGGTAAATGGTCTTGACCGTTCTCAATCTTAATACTATCAGTATCAGAATAACAATAATCATCACCGACACTAATAATCCCAGTCCATAAATTACGTCTTGCGTAAGCAGTGACAAATACGCCCCACGGGTAGAATAGAAAACGCTTTTTACTTTGATTATACTTTACAATTTCTTTACCCAAATTAGGTTCATCTTGTTCCCACTCATCATTGATATAATTGTTTTCCTCGTGAACAATGTTAGTCACACTCATTCCGTACATAGAATTTAGCATACCTTTTGACCGCATATATTCGGGGCGTTGTTCGGGCACACCTTTTAATTTTGTCTTGTTTTTGTATAAGTGAATGATTGACTTAATTAAGTTCTTGGGTAACAGTTCTTTGCGGTAGGCAAGTACATTACTAACCTGTGCTTTATCCCACGTGTAAACCCGTTCAATGATTTCATAATCAACGTTTGTTATCGTAGTTTCCACGGTTGACGCTGAAAAAATACGCCCATTGTCTTCGATCATATCTTTTGAACTCTCACATTTTGAACTTGATAAATAATGATCCTGTTCAATTTTAGGAAATATGTTTTTGAACTTAATATCGAAAATCAAACAATAGTGTTCACGGTAAAAATCAAAGTCTTTTCGGGACTTAATTTTAGGGTGAAAACCCCGCCCCATTGGAAATTGTTCCGTGACCATAACGGTAGGATATGAACTGGTAAAATCATAACTGGTAACATTATCAATAACTTGGCCTTGCTTGTTCGCATTGGCGTGCGTGAAACCCCCTTGAAATGCTTGTTTCAACTGCTGATATTCCGTTGGTTTTAAAGTTAACGTGCCCATTAATTTACGATATTTTCGGTATTGCCCGCCCGTTTTTCGGTGCTGCTTTTGTCCGTTAAAATATACCTGTTGCATGGTGTATTGTCGTACCCTACCGGTGTTAGTCAGTGGTATTTTAGTAATGTCACCGTATTCGTCAATCTGTTCATGAATATACGCAACCACAATCTTTACATCATTGGCGCAATAAGCTAGTTCATCATCTGTTAAATGTGTTTTATAGGTTCTAATTTGAGTATAGTCAAGATTACCCACCAGTTTTTCAATTTTATGGTGCTGTAAATTCTTAGCGACATGGTCAAGGTTTAATCCTGCTAAAATATAGCTGTCCTTGTACTCGATCCCGTTATTGGTTAATGCTTTAACCGGTTCTCTAGTATCAACGGCAAATATCCCGTCTTCTGCCCATTGAAAATACTTTCTCATGAACTGAAATTCATAACCTAAATTATGAACGTATATAATTAAACGTTTACTGGTATTCAAGTGTAAAATTTCTACTAACTTACTTGTAAAATGTTGGTATTCTTCCCACGTGCGCCCGTAAACCACGACATTTTCAAAAGCGAATTGCCATATATACATAAACGCAAACTTTTGTTCATCTTGTTTTATGCTAGAGGTTTCAATATCAAACGAAGTCACAATTTCATAATAAGTTGCTTTCTTGTTAGTCTTAATGGTTTTCGCATGATTAAATGCCCGTTTAACAATATCATAATCAAATTCGTTTACATAAATCATGCTTTCACCACCTTAAATTGCTGACCACGTTTGCTTGGAACTCTTTGAACTGTGATTTTTTAGATAATCATT